AGACGGTCGCGAAAGGCGTCGCGGCGTCAAAGCCGGTCTATGCGGCTCAGATCGCGCTCTATCAGGCCTTCATGGACGCCGCCATTCCGGGCGTCGCGGCTAATCCCGCGCTGTTCACCGCCACCAACAAGGATACGGCAGAGCTCCACCATGAGCTTGTTCCCTTCGACGCCGAACTGGCGCAGCGCATGAGCGACCGCGCCGTGCGCGTCCTGAAGGCGACCGACGCCGGCGAGCTGCTACCCCGTATCGCCCGCGCCCCTGATTTCCACGAATGCCGCCAGTGTCCCTGGTCGAACCGCTGCTGGAGCCTGCCGCAATGAGCGACGACAACATCATCCACTTCAACCCGTGGCAAGACTTCAACGATGTTTCGGCGATCATCGATCCGGCCGACATCGAGCCCGACGTCGAGCAGCTGAAGATCTTCCTCAATGTCGTGTTCAGCTACTGCGAGGGCCTGATCCCCGTGCGGGGCTTCGTCGACAAGGGCCAGAACCTCGACGATCGGCCGAACAACAACATCTGGATCGAGGCTGACGAGCACGCGATCGACAAGCTCGTCACCTTCGTCAATTGGGCGTGGCGCGAGGGATCCGCGGTCTATGTCGTGCCCGGCACCGTCGCCGCGACGGGACAGGCCAAGGCCGAAGAAGTCATCCAGATGCAGACCATCGTCGTCGATCTCGACGACGGTGACATCGCCGCCAAATACGAGCACCTCGTCGATCATCTCGGCCTGCCGACGCTCGTCGTCGAGAGTGGCGGCCGCACGAAGGAAGGGCAGCCCAAACTCCATGTCTGGTGGAAGCTGACCGAGCCGGCGACCGACGGAGACATCCTGGCGGTTTGCCGGCTGCGCGCCGACATTGCCCGCAAGATCGGCGGCGACTGGCATTTCCGCTCCGCCCATCAACCGATCCGCGTGGCAGGCTCGGTCTACCATAAGGGCGGCTTCCGGCGCGCCGTCACCATCCGCCTACACAATCCGCATGTGGAGGTGGAGCTTCGGGAATTCGCCGAGCGCGTCGATAACATGATCCGCTTCATCTACGCCGGTCCCGAGCCGGTGGAGCGCGAGAAACCGACGATTCGCGAAGTACTGACGACGCCGGTGCGCGAGGGCGGCGTCGACGGCTGGTCGCGCTTCGCCGGGATCAGCGCCGCCGCCGGCCACTACATCCGCCAGGTCCACAAGGGGGAGATGAGCCCCGACGATGGCTGGGAGGCGATCTGCCAATACAACGCCGCCATGGTGCGCCCGCCGTGGCCGCTGACGCGCCTCAAGCTCGAAGCCGACCGGCTGTGGGCGAAGCACATCGAGAAGAACGGGCCGCCGCTCATACGCCTCGACGCCGACGCCGCGCCGCGCTCGCACGCCTTGCCGGTGTTCTCCTTCGGCGAGTTGCTCGACGACGTCTCACCCATGCCGGAGGACATCATCGCGCCGCGCGTGCTGACGCCGGGCGGGTTGCTGGTTTTGGGCGGCGCGCCCAAGGTCGGCAAGAGCGACTTCCTGATCTCGATGCTCGTCCACATGGCCGCGGGCGTTCCGTTTCTCGGCTTCGCGCCGCCGCGGCCCTTGCGGATTTTCTACCTGCAGGCGGAGATCCAGTATCATTACCTGCGCGAGCGCATGCAGGGCATTCGGCTCGATACGGCCGTCGTAGCGGCGGCGCGCGACAATCTGCACGCGACGCCGAAACTCGAGCTGATCCTCGATGACAAGGGCCTCGCCCGCGTCGCCGACGCCATTCGCACGCGTTTCCCCGACAGCCTGCCCGACATCATCTGTCTCGATCCGATCCGCAATCTGTTCGACGGCGGCAAGGACGGCGGCGAGAACGACAATGCAGCGATGATGTTCTTTCTCACCGAGCGGGTCGAGAGGCTGCGGGCTGTCGTCGCGCCCGAGTGCGGCGTCATCCTTGCCCACCACACCCGTAAAATGCCGCGCAAGGCCGTGGGCGAAGATCCGTTCCTAGCATTGTCCGGCGCCAGCGCGCTGCGCGGGTTTTATACGTCCGGGCTGCTCATGCACCAGCCGGACGAGGACGACACGGCGCGCAAGCTGGAGATCGAACTGCGCAACGGCCCGGCGCTGCCGGCAAAACTGATCGACAAGGTCAATCGCCGCTGGGTCGAGCTCAATCCGATGAATGAGCGTCTCGTCCGCAAGGACTTCGGCGAGAAACTCGACGCGGAGCGCCTGCGCAAGCACGACGTCATTCTTGGCATCCTGCTCGATGAGGCGGAGGAAGAACGCCTTTATGTCACCAAGCAGTTCGCCGAGAAATTCGAAAACCAGGCGGGGCTCGGCAGCAAGCATACGATCCAGGACCGCCTTGGCGTACTGGCGACAAAGGGTTTCATCAAATTTCTGCGTGACGCATCGTCCTTCGGCTTCCCCGTCACGCGCTCACATTTCGGGTATCTCTGCGTAGAGGGCATGACCTTCGGCAAGCCTGAGGAGAGCATCGATCCGACCACCGGGGAGATCATTTCGACCCCGCGCCGGGTGCTGCCGAGCCACTACAAATGCCCCCAATCGGCGGCTTGTCTCGCGGTCGAAAATCCCGAGGTCTGGGTCTATCCGGACGGGTCGGAAGGCGATGTCTCTCATATGAGAGGGGCCCCCCTCATATGAGAGACAAAATCAAAATCCGTTCAAATTCCGTGTGTTGCGGGGAAAATATGAGAGGGGTTGTCTCTCATATTTCTCTCATCCCCCTCTCATGGTTTTCGCCACAAAAGCAGGCACTTACGACGAAAATATCAATTAGGTCCGAAAGCTCCCATACTACGTATGGGAGGGCCAACCATGAGTGTTGGCCCTTCCTCCCATACGTGGGTTTCGCCCGTGGGCCGCCCTGATCCGCGCGCCCTCAGACGACGGCGGCCCAAGTAACGCGACTCACCCAAGCCGCCGTCGCCCTCCACCACCGATGACCCCTACAACGAGGCGATCACCCATGGCTTCGACGACTCTGACTCTGCCCGCCGCAATGCCAACCCCGGCGGCAATCCAAACTTCCGCTCCGGAAACGGGCGCCATTCTCGCCCTCGATCTCGGCACGACCACCGGCTGGGCGCTGCTCAGCTCCGACGGCGTCGTTACCAGCGGCACGGCGTCATTCCGGCCCAGCCGTTACGACGGCGGCGGCATGCGTTACCTCCGTTTCAAAGGCTGGCTTGATCAGTTGCGCAATTACGCCGGGCGCATCGACGCCATTCACTTCGAGGAAGTGCGTCGCCATGTCGGCGTCGACGCAGCGCATCTCTATGGCGGCTTCCTCGCGACGCTGACCACCTGGTGCGAGCACGAGACAATTCCCTACCAGGGCGTGCCGGTCGGAACGATCAAGCGCTTCATCACGGGAAAGGGCAACGCCGACAAGAGCGCAGTCATCGAGGCGGTGAAAGCGCGCGGCTTCAATCCGGCCGACGACAATGAGGCCGACGCCATCGCGATTCTGCTGTGGGCCATGCAGACGAAGGGAGGCGTGCAATGATCCGCGGACGCAAACGCAAGCCCGGTCTGCGTTACGACTGCGGCAAACTCCGTCGCGAAGAGACCGAACGCGAAGCTATGGCGACGGCGATTGCAGCGCGCCAACGCCATTACGGCGTGACGGCCAAACAAGCCCGCGACGAACGGCTCGGAACATCGCTGGGGCGCTTGGCGTTCCGCAAGCTGATCAGCGACACGCAATACCAGGCCGGCGTCGTCTTCGGCGAGCTCTACCAGCGCCACCACATCGTGATGGGACTGCCTGTGCCGAGCCCGCGATCGGTCGCCGGCATCCTCATCAACGAAGGCATTTTCGGCAGTTCGCCGAGCGAACCCGTGCTCGACGTCATCGAGAAATTGCGGGAGCGCTTTGAGCAAGCGACCGAAGCGCTCGACCAATGCGATCGCGAGCATCGGTTGTCGGCCGGCATGAGGCCGACCTTGTTGATCTACCGCGTGATCTGCGCCGATGAGGACACAAACATCTGGCGCGATGAGGACCTTGGCAATTTGCGCGTGGCGTTGAATGCGCTGGTGAGAGTCTTCAAGCTGTAACCACGTCAGAAGCCCGCACGCGCGCGCAGCAACCCGCAGCATCACGCACGATAACGCATTGAAAACAATGTCGAAACCTATTGACGAAGCGATCAATCGCTGTTAAAAGTTCCGATATTGGAATCTCAGAAATGCGCCCGAAGCACTCCGCTTCGGGCGTTTTGCTTTTCAGGGCAGCGCGCCGCATGCATGTCGTCGTCACCTTCCGCGATCAGATGCTCTCGCGCTACGCCGCGCGGCTCGAGGCGCTGGGCGGCGGCAATGGCCGGACCGTCCTGGCGCAGGCGCTGAACGAAGGTGGGCAGGCCGTGCGCTCCGCGACCGTCGCAGCCGAAACCGCGCAGACTGGCCTCCCCGGCAGCACGCTTGAGCGCGCGCAGCAAACGATCGAGGCGAACGCAGGCTCGCTCAGCTACACGATCTGGTCGGAAGGCGGCAACGTCAGGCTGAAATACTTCGGCGCGAAGGAAGGCGGCGGCGGGGTGACCGCGCATCCGTGGAACAGGTCCACCTACTACGATCGCGCCTTCATCACGTCGGGTCCACGCGGACGGCGCGCGCCCTCGCCGAAACTGGGCGGGCAAGTCTATCGCGGCGCCAGCAGGCGCTGGGGCGGGCCGATCTCGCTGGTGCGCTCGGGCCTGTTCATCCCCACGGAAATGACGAAGGGCCAGACCGCAGCGGCGTTCGACAAGGGTGCGGCGAGCGTGCTGGCGACGACGGTGGTGTCGAGGCTCGGTGCGATGTTGCCGTGACGTCACCAGCCGCCAGCTGCACACGCAAACCGCCAATGGTTCCTTTTGGGCGACAGCTGCACGCTGCGGCGCGACGGCCCGATGGATCTGGATATTTCCGATTTTCGTTTTTGCGGTTTGGTTGCCACAGCCCTCAAAGGAATAGCCCGTAGATGACGACGCCAGAAGTCGTGATGCGCCCGGTTTCCGAATTGAAGCCCTACGAGCACAACGCGCGCACGCACTCGCCGGAACAAATCAATCAGCTGGCGGCGTCGATCCGGGAGTTTGGCTTCACCAACCCGGTGCTCGTGACGGCTGATGGAATGATTGTCGCCGGCCATGGTCGTGTCGAGGCGGCGAAGGCTGCGGAGATTGCGTCGGTACCTACAATCGTCGTCGGCGCCGACTGGACGCCGGCGCAGTTGCGCGCCTATGTGCTGGCCGACAATCAGCTGGCGCTTAATGCCGGGTGGGATGACGATCTCCTCAAACAGGAGCTCGCCGATCTTTCCGCAGAAAGTTTCGACATTGGCTTGGTCGGCTTTGACGCCGAACTGGTCGCAGGCCTTCTCGCGTCGGAGCCGACCGGCGGCCTCACTGACGAAGACGAGATTCCTGAACCACCCAAGCGTCCCGCGACGCGACGCGGCGATCTGTGGCTCCTTGGCAATCACCGTCTGCTATGCGGAGACTCGACAAACCCGCAAGATGTGCTTCGGCTGATGGACGGCAAGCGCGCCGTGCTCTTTGCAACCGATCCGCCATACCTCGTGGATTACGACGGAACGAACCATCCGACCAAGAAAGGCGCGTCGGCGCGGGCGAAGAAGATCGCCAACAAGGATTGGAGCGACGATTATATCGAGCAGCCGCACTGGGACGACTCGTCTCAGGGGCCGCAGTTCTACGAAGCCTTCATGCAGGTCGCGATCGACTGCGCCATCGCCGAGGACGCCGCCTGGTATTGCTGGCATGCCTCGCGCCGGCAGGCGATGCTGGAGGCGTGCTGGAAAAAGTTCGACGTCCTGCATCATCAGCAGATCATATGGGCCAAGAGCCGCCCAGTGCTGACCCGCTCGATCATGCTGTGGGCGCATGAGCCCTGCCTCTTCGGCTGGCGCTCGGGCAAGAAGCCGCGCGTCAATCGTGAGGGCTTCGATAGCTGGCCGACGACGGTTTGGAACATTCCCTCGAGCGAGATCGAGACACGAGAGCATCCGACCAGCAAGCCGGTGCGGGTGTTTTCGCTGCCGATGGAGCTGCATACGCTGCCGGGCGATATCTGCTACGAGCCCTTCTCGGGCTCCGGCTCACAACACATCGCCGGTGAAAAGACCGGTCGACGCGTCTATGGGATGGAGATTTCCGAGACCTTCTGCGACGTGATCATCAACCGCTGGCAGGCCTTCTCTGGCAAGACGGCGGTTCTCGATGGCGACGGCGCGACTTACGCTGAGATGCGCGAACAGCGGCTTGGCAAGGCCAAGGAAGCCGCCTGATGCAGTCGCGCGCCATGTCGCTCGTCGAGACAGTCGTGAATGTGATCGTCGGCTACGGCGTCGCGGTGGCGACGCAGGCGATCGTGTTTCCCCGGTTCGGGCTGGAAACAACGCTGGATCAGAACCTGCAGATGGGGCTGATCTTCACCGTCGTGTCGCTTGTACGGGGCTATGCATTGCGCAGATTCTTCAATGCATTCTCTCAAGGCGGTTCACGGGGTCGATTGCTTGCTTGATGAGCAACCGCAGCAATGGTTCGCGCCGTTCTGTTCACGCGCTTCTTGTATCGGCGGACATGGCATATCGCCATACGAACAGAAGACGCAGCAATCTCCCGCGTTAGGCTTGAGCAGCGCCCCGCATCCCTTGCATTCGTAGAAAAATTGGCAGGCGTCAGTCGGCATCGTCTCGGTCGAGCGGTGGCCGCATAACGGGCATGTGATGGTGGAATGGAGTTGAACCCCTGCGGGTTCAACATTGCTAACCGACATAAGCCCTCCTTATTTGATGTTGGCAGGATAGCCCGCTTCCGTCGTCGCCTTGATCAGGGTGGCGGCGCTTGCCTTGTCGGGATCAAAAGTAACTGTCGCCGTCTTTGCGTCGGGATCGACCTTCACACCAGCTACGCCCTGAACCTTTTCGAGCGCCTTTCTGACCGTGATCGGGCAAACCGAACAGGTCATGTTCTGCACGGCGAGGGTCACTGTTTGCGACGCGCCTGCGAGCGCCGGCAGCGGCGATAGAACGAACGCAGCAGCAAATAATAGTCGGCGCATGTCGACGGCTCCCTTCAGTAAAACAGCGGCGCAAGCCACGGCACGCCCAGAAGTCCAAGCACCGGCACGCCGACCACCCAAAAGGTCAGACGTTGACGCCTGACAGTGCGCGGATTGGCGCAGGGCGCGCCGGGCGCACAAGCTTGCGGTACGAAGTAGAGGCGACGGAACGCCAAGCCGAGAAACAGCAGCGTGAGACCTACGAAAACCGGACGATAGGGCTCGAGAGCCGTCAAGCTGGCGATCCATGTTCCACCAATGCCGAGCGCGAGCAACACCAGCGGCCCGACGCAGCATAGTGACGCGCCGATAGCCGCCGCCGCGCCGAGGCCGATGGCGGCGCCTGCTCCCGCACCCCGGCCGGTGGCGGCCATGGATCGGTCGGTTGGTTGAGTTGCATTGTTGCCCGTCATGGATGGCGCTCCCGACTGTGTTGTGGCAACCTACATCCCGTAGTTGCTACGGGTTCAAGGAAAAAATGTCCGCACCTGCGCGAAGCGTCACGATTGGACAGCTTGCCAAGGCCGCAGGGGTCAATTTGGAGACCGTACGTTACTACGAGCGCATCGGGTTGATGCCCGCGCCCGCGCGGACGGGGAGCGGCCATCGCGCTTATGATGACAAGCACATACGAAAGCTCGCCTTCATACGCCGCGCTCGCGAACTTGGGTTCAGTATTGATGATATTCGCACGCTGATGGCTCTAGCTGAGCCAGAGCGGGCGTCTTGCGCGGAGGTGAACGAGATCGCCAGTGCGCATCTCGCCGAGGTTCGGGCAAAGCTTAATGATCTTGCGAGGCTCGAACAGATCCTTGCGACGACGGTCGCCCGTTGTTCGGGCGACCATGCGCCTTCATGCCCGGTTCTCGATATGTTGGGATCGCCAACAACAACAACGCCTACGTCCGGATCCGATACACGCGCCCCCGTCCGTCGACATTCTCGGAGACGATCGTGAGCCCGAGCTTCTTCTTCAGCGCGCCGGCGAATGCTCCGCGGACGGTGTGCTGCTGCCAGCCGGTCTCGGCGACGATCTCGGCGATGGTCGCGCCGTCCTTGCGCTGGAGCATGGCGATCATGGTCGCCTGCTTCGTGCCCTCGCGTGGCGCGCGCTCCGGCGCGCCAGCGGGCGCCTTTGTCTTCTTCGTGCCCGTGGCCGCCTGTGGGGCCTTTGCGGGCGTCTTGCCGGCCGCCTTAGGCGCGTTTTTCGGCTTCTTCGCCGGCTCGGGTTCCACACCGATGGCGGCGAGGCCCGCTTCGGTGATGGCGAGCGTCACGCCATGACCGTCACCCGTCTCGCGCCAGACGGTTTCGCCGCCGCGAACCTTGGCGTCAATCTCTTCGAGCAGCCCCCGCTTGATGAGACTGCCGACGACGATCTTGACCGCGCCGCCCTTGAGGCGCGCCGGCAGCGGCAGCGCGATGCGCTCGGGATGTTCAGCTGCTTTCGAGAGGATGACCAGCTGGGTGTCGGAAAGTTGGGTCATGTTGGGCTCCTTCAGCCGGAGGCCGCGACAATCGCTGCCTTCTACGGGCTGAAGCCCGCGATCGATGCGGGCGGGAGCCGGAGTGTTGGAAGGGCGCGCTATTCCGCGAATTCGCCTTCGTTGAAGGCGGAGTCCGTGATCTGCGTCAGCAGGCTCGCGTAATGCGCCAGAGTGCCGACGTGGCCCCAATCGATTGCGTCGGGCGTGCAATGGAAGTGATCGTCGCTGAGCGCCGCCAATCGCGCCAACATGGCGTCGATCTCGGCCTTTCTGGCGATGAAGGCGCGCAGCGCCGCCTCGTTCTGTTTGCTGTTTGTCATGTTCGCCTCCGTTGCGATGGCGACATACAGGCGTAGATGGTGCGTGAAGTGAAGGCGATTTCGCCATCGTTTCGCAGAATGATCTGCGACAATTCATCAAGCAGGCGATGATGATCGGATGACCGACGCGCAGGCGCAGAGCTCGGCCGGATTGATTACCGTCGCCAAGGCGGCCGCGTTGCTGATGGTTTCCGACCAGTGGGTCCGCGATCTCGGCAAGAAGGGCTACATCCCCAAGCCTGTCGGCGGCATGGTCCCGCTCGTCGCCGCGGTGCAAGGCTACATCCGCTGGCTCAAGGACGA